CTTATTATCTCTTATTTTGTAATCGTAATAAACACTCTTTTTTACGATTAGGCGCATCAATATTCGGTAATTGTCATACGTAGGTTATTTAAAATGTATTTATTTTTATGTGACGTTTTAATACTTTTATATATTTGTTCTATTTGGGTCAATGCATCTATATATGCTGGGTCAGTATAATGTTTTCGGACTATTTCGCAATATCTGGCCATTTTGGTATACATATCATCTTTCTCTAATAACTTCGTAAAATTTAAAGAAGAATGATTGTTATATTCGCACCAAACTATAAAATAATCTATATTAAATAACAATATTGATTTAATTACAAAATAGGACAACGCAGGAGTATCCTCTTTATATTTGCACGCATTTGTCTTGTCATTCTTTTTGATTAATTCACCATACGTTATTTCATAATGAGATAAAATTTTTGATACCTGAAACAACGAATGATACATTTCTCGCATCAAACAATTCTCAACAGATTGTATCATATTGGGCATTTTCATCTGTATGTCGTCTATGCTCGTATTATGCCGCATGGCATAATATACGTGAAACAATATCGCCATCGTTTCGCCCCACATTTCACAATATGTTTCATAAAGCCGAACGTCAGTTTTCACGGGAAACATGGTGTAGATTTCAGCATTCACGTGATTATTGTCATATGCCGAGAAATCCATCCCCATATTATGAAATGTTTCGTGCATAAATGTTTTAAACCATTCTTCCTGCCGAAATACATTGATTTCAGTCAGTGTTTGACACGAAGTCGTAAACGCAGTGTTCGCATTTACTTGGGATATGGTGGCGTTCCTATCCGGCAATAACTTCGGAAGAGCAGTAAAGTAGATATATATGTTCATTTGTTCAGAACATTGCACGTTTGCATATTGTGATGCAACGTGTAACCACATATAGATGCGCCGTATAGATTTGTTCATATATTGGCGGACTGCGTCCGGTTTGGCAGAGGAACTAACAAGTGTAACATTGAATGTACGACCTTGTATTTGAAATGTATATTGGAAACCAGTTTTGGACGTATGTTCTATTTCATCACGTATTGATTTGGGACAATAAGAGTACGACGATCCTCTTGGCAATCCATCTCTTGAAATATGTAATAAATTGGCTTGTAGTTTTTCCTCTTGATAGGTTCTCTCTGCTCGTCTTATATTGTTAAATATTTTCCCCATAAAATTGCGACTTCTCACCGATAAGCTCATCTGATCATTATGTATTATGTGTGTTTTGAATATATTATCTGATAAAAATTCGGTTAGACCAGTGTATGCCGAGGTCATCTATGTTGTATATCTAATAGAGAGAGATTATTATATTGTTTACTCGGTGGAAAAATTGAAACCTGCATTGCCGTTTTATTCAGTGCAATAAACAATATCAATATTATATGGGAATAAAAAATTTAAATAGATATTTGCACGATAAATGCAGTAAAACATCTATACAGAAAGTTCATTTGAATGTATTGAATGGCAAAACGTTGGTCATTGACACAAGCATATATTTATATCAATTTATTAACGAAGACGCATTGCTGGAAAATATGTATTTATTTATATCTCTTATGCATCAACATAATATCGTTCCTATATTCATATTTGACGGAAAACCGCCGCCTGAAAAACGCGAATTGTTACGACAGCGTTATTTGGATAAACGGGTTGCCTATGAAAAGTATTTGAAACTTCAATCGGATTTTGAAACGGGTCAAGGCGATCGCACTAAAATGACCGCTGAACTTGATAATTTAAAACGTCAATGCGTTCGGGTATATGATGAAGACGTTGTGAAAGTAAAACGGCTTATGGATGCGTATTGTGTAACATATTACGACGCGCCAGGCGAAGCAGACGACCTTTGCGCATATTTTGTGTCGTCGGGTAAAGCATGGGGATGTGTAAGCGATGATATGGATATGTTCTTATATAAATGCCCGTACGTTATTCGGAATTTAAGTTTGATGAACCAAACTGTTATGCTGTATGACACGCATTCTATATTAATTGATCTGGGTATGTCCGAAAAGGATTTTCGTGAAATTATTATGCTGTCGGGAACCGATTATAATGCGAATTCGAATACTTCTCTCTATGAAACTATTCATTGGTATGATGAGTACTGTAAATATAAACTTGGCAATAATACCCCCACATTGGGATTTTACATATGGTTACTAAAAAATACAAATTACATCACGGATTATAATGGATTAATAAAGGTATATCGGTTATTTCAAGGCCGTCGCACAGCAGAATACGACAATATGAACTTTAAACCGAATACAAATTCGGTGCGCGATATAGACGCGATGCGCACTCTAATGAAAGACGAGGGGTTTATATTTCTATAACAAATGTGTTATTATGGAAATATTTTTATCGGTATAATGCAAACCGTTTAAACAACGTTTTTGAGGAAAGCGGTTTCCCAACTATTCTTTCTCTCGTTTTTAATTCTTCTCTTGGAACTGAAAATAGATAATACTGTTCGTTTACATCTTTTGTTAAATCCAATAAATCATTATTCACGTACAAGACTTCGTCCACTAATAAGTATGTGAATTTTTCGCCGATAGCATACGGATATGGGACATCATTATTCCCAATGGGTGAGTAATATTCTTTAATGACATCTCCGGCTTTTGCCGAGAATTCACGTATCCCATCTCCAATGTATGTATATTTGCCGTTTATATTTTGTAATAGAATGGAATTGCCACGTCTCTTTCCACGCTTTTCATAATCTTTCAAATTTAATTCATTGTCTCCCACGAATATTTTCTTATACGGAACATCCAATATTTTTCCTTGAATTGCCTCCTTATTTGTGGCTTCATCGTATTTATTTGAATACACCTCCACTAGTTTGCCATAATCTTTTACAACATATGGAATTATTCCATTATCAACAATCTCATAATTATGCTTTGGCTTAACCCCTTCTACATTTTTTTTCGTAGAATTCGTTGACGAACTCTGTTTTACCCATTTATACCGGTTATTTTTATCGGGCTTTGATATGTATGTGCCATCTCTTCCCTTCATTGTTTTTCCTTTACAATCCATCGCAGAATATGGTGGGGAGTTCCTTGATTTGTATTTTTTTGTTTGTTGCTTTTCACAAGTCATTGCATATACACAACGCGGATATTTTATATCATTGAGAATACGCAATATACAATCTGGTTATTGTCTAGATTACTGACGCCAGGTAACATCCACGAAAATCTACTGGACCCGTATGATTAAGATTGATAGTTACATCCACGTGTATTGACCCACCCATCTTTGTCCATCTATGACAGAATAACCAATCTTCCGAAAAATAATGTCCTTCTTCTACTCCACAGTCAAATAAGGCGAATGCTTGCTCGCTTTCCTTTAATGATAAAAATCCTACATCATCCACATATTTTGTAGATGGGAAAGCCTGCTGCATCTTCTCAATGACTTTACGTTTTATCATCATAAACCCAGTCGCAATATGTCTGACTGTTGTAAGGTTGTTCTCTATTTGAAGCGTTTTTGTGCTTAAATTAAGATTATAAGACAACATTCTATGATGCACTAGATCAACGTCTTGAATTGCATCTCGGAACATGGATTGGTTCTTCCGATCGATCCAGTTTTGCACTACATTGGGCGTTTCTGGACTGGTGTTTACTAGTTTGTCCCAATTATAATGTTTTAGTGGGTAAATGCCGCCAACAATTGGCTTATCTGCGATTAACAATTTCAAAATGGAATCAGGATCCCAAGTTATATCATTATCAATGAATAACATATGGGTCGTATTCGGGTTCATCATTGCCTTTGCAACTAAATTGTTGCGTGCTCGTGATACCAAACTGTCATTATTGCAGAATTCTAGGTGCAATTCTACACCGACTTCCTTCATTCTGCTAAGGGTAGCTATAATGGAATTCATATAGGTTACGTGACACATTCCGCCATAATGCGGCGTCAAAATGTATAAACATACCTTATTCTTTGACAAGTATTCAGTTACTCTGTCTTGAAAATTTAATGGCGGGCTAGATTGTTCCTGCGACATATTATAAATTAATTAATGCAATATGTTTATATGGTTTGTCTGCTAATTAATTCACCACATTCGAAATAAGTATGTGGTCAATAATAAGTATTTCAATTTATTTTATATTAACTTATGAATTTTTATATTTTTGTGTTTTAGGTCGTATATTTTTAGTTGGTATTTGGATTTTGTTTCGTTCTCTTTTTAGTTGCTATTTTGGGTTTTGGTTCTCATTTTTATAGTTTTGTGTGTTTATTTGGCTTATGCAGATGCATCAACCTTGTGGAAGTGGTGCTTCATATAGCGCTGGAGGTTGAAGTAGGTCAACTCGTCCTCCTTCTGCAACTTGAGCAGCTTGGAAAGCTTGGCATCAGCGTGGATGATGCGTCCGTTGCTCTTGTCCTGCAAGCTGTGGGCGTGGATGTAGGCGTTGATCTCCTTGCTCACCTCAGTTCTGGCCATCTCAGTGCCAACGGTCTTGCCGAGGAAACCAGCAAGCTCGTCACTGATGCGAGTGGGCTTGATGAAGCCAGAGGGCTTGCGGTTACCAGTGTTGCGGCGCTTCTTGGAGGAGGCCTTCTGGGCAACCTTCATCTCGCGAGACACAGCCTTCTCAAGGGTCTTGAAATCATTCTTCACGGTAGAGAAGAGACCAACCATCTGTTGGAGCTTGGCGCTGAACTCAGAAAGCTTGGCAGTCAAGGCAACAGAGGGATCGGATGCATCGGCAGCAGCCTCGACGACCGGCTCGGGGACAGGAGCAGGGACGGGCACAGGTGCGGGCGCAGGGGCGGCGGCGGCCTCAGCGGCAACCTTCTTTGCACGGGGCTTGGTTGCCTTCTCGGCAACGGGAGCAGGGGTAGGGGCAGCAGTTGTAGGAGCAGTAGTAGTTCTAACCATTCTGATTATATACTACTATAACCCTTATCTTTTAAGTAGTTTACAGCATAATATATTATTATATATTATTCTCTTACCGACTATCCTAATGTTCCCATCAAATATTTTATATTTTAGTATTTTTCACGACAAATGTACACTATTTTTTACCTACATAACTGCCTCGTATAACCACGGCATTGAATGTCTTGCTTCTGGTGACACCAATGTTAAAGCGGACATTGCATAAAATGCCCCAAGCGTTTTATATTCATCTGATACACCACTATATACTAAATTCTCAAACACGATCACACACGCTGTTTGCATCTGTGGATATGTTACTTCCGAGTATAATGTACGACCTGTGAATATTCCCTCAAATGGACAACTATATGGACATATCAGAGACCGCGTTTCATATGATAGACCACTGCGAACATACCATATATCATATAAATACCGGTACAACCTAATATAACTTCGTAAATCTAAGTTGGAAAACCAATCGCCGTTTGTATAATTTCCTAATCTATCAATCGCTATAAATAATTGGGCGATTCGCGTTGCAATCGGCTGATTTCGTCTCTGCGTTATACTATCATATTGATTAAACATTGTTTCTGTTAATATTGGATTAATTCTTGGATTATATACACGCAATGCAATACGTGCATTTCGGTCACGATTTAGGCGTGTCGGATTATCTGGGAACGATCCTCGATATGGCTGGTTTTCCGCCTTAAAATTCGGCACTAGTATAAAACTAGTTCTATACAAGGTTAGAATATCATTTTTTGTCTTGGCGTTAAACTGTTCTCTATTGTATGGATTTTGAAATGTCGTATTTTGGCGCATTAGCTCAATTAACGATGTGATGTCAAATCCATATATAACATTGTTGGTTGCGTCAGTGTAACTATAAAATTTGCTTACTGGTATTTCGGTGATTGGTTCTAATGTAGAAAAATCCGTTCCATTCACACATTCAGTTCTCACCTTTAATGCTGGTCCGCGCAATCTCATCATTTGTATGGCCAGCCATCTACGAAACGTCGTTTGTAGTTTAATTGCACTCTTAGTATTGTTGTAATACTTTTGTATACGCTCTATTAACAATTCCTTTTTTCCAGATACGTGTAATTTATATCTCTTTGCCGCTGACTTTAACTCGGGTAGTTTACACTTTGCCAAATTTATTCGATTTGCCATATAATTCTCATATGTAATCTCTGGCGATATGCTTTTATTTTTTGATTGAATATGTTTCTCAATATTATATTTTTTTAGATGGCGTGGGACTGGCACATCGCGCAATGTGTTCTCGTATTGTTCCATTATACTATATATAGATATTTGTCTAATATGTTTACACATTTATATTGACATTTGTTGGAGTGATCCAATTGTTACGATGTGTTACATATTGTAACAATTTTCATACGTTTCTGACCATATTTCGTGTTGCGCGTAACAAATTATATAAAAAATTGAATTAAAGAAAAGATGCATATTATATGTATACAGTTAGTTCCTCTATTAACACTCTTAAAATGTCCAAGCCTTCTACCCCTATTGTTGTCAGCTCTGCCGAGTGGAAGACCTCCGCAGTTCGCTATATGCAGCCCAAGGTAAATGACCGCGGTGGAAAGTCTATTAATATTATCAGCACACAAAGCAATCGTTCTTTGTACGTTTCTACCCCTCTCCTGATGACTTGGGGCATCAGTGATTTTGTAGATGAGAAGACCGGCGAGTCTGATGGCAAGTTCAGTATGTCCTTGGCGTTTCCCAACGAGGTCTATGCCACTGCCGCTACAACTGAGTTCTTGGCTAAGTTGAAGGCGTTTGAGAACCAAATTCTCGATGATGCTGTCAAGAACAGCGAGGCGTGGTTCGGCGAGGAGATGTCTCGCGAGGTTGCCAAGCACACATTCTTCCCATTCTTGAAGTACTCCAAGGACAAGTTGACCAAGAAGACCGATTACACTAAGCCTCCTACCATTCGCGCCAAGGTTCCCAACTACAATGGCAAGTGGAACGTTGAGGTCTATGATACCAAGCGCACCTTGCTGTTCCCCTGCGACAATGACAATCTTACTCCTATGGACTTTGTTCCCGCTAGAAGCAATGTTGCGTGTGTTTTGCAATGCGGTGGTCTCTGGTTCGGCGGAAAGGGCTGGGGTATTACCTGGAAGTTGAACCAGTGTGTCGTTAAGCCTCACGTGCAAGAAACCGTGTTCGGTCAGTGCCACATCCAACTTTCATCTGATGACATTCAGACGATTGAGACCCAGCCTTTGGCGGACGAGGAGGAATATGCCCCCGCTGCGGCTGCACCCCGCGAAGTATCTACTGCCGTTGCAGACAGCGATGAGGAGGCAGATGAGCCCGCACCAGAGCCTGAGCCCAAGCCGGTTGTCAAGAAGGCTGTTGTCAAGAAGGCAGAGCCAGTTGCTGCTCCGGCTCCTGCACCAGTTGCCGAGGCTGCTGCTCCTGCACCAGCAGCCGTTGTTAAAAAGGCTATTATCAAGAAGAAGGCCCCTTAAATAAAAATCTACGAAAACAAACAACAAAAATAAATCTAAGCCAACAAACAAAAAAATAAATCTAAGCCAACAAACAAAAAAATAAATCTAAGCCAACAAACAAAAAAATAAATCTAAGCCAAACAATCATACAAAAAATAAAAATCACATTCTCGCCTGCTATTGCATAAAAATGAGAATACTGTAAATATTCTCATTTTTTATTGTATATGGACATTTTCAAATACTTATTTATGCACGAAACCGATGAAACTGATCCGATTTTTTACCTTTGTTTCTTACTCCGGTTCCCGCCTCTACCCCTGCGGTAACTACTCCTGCCTCGGGTTCTATTTCTGCTCCACCCCCAGCCAATGCTTGTTCCATTAATTATACTATCATATGCGGCTGATGTGGCTTCCTTAGATACGTCACTAGATAAATCGTAGTTTTTTATAGCGTCGTTCGCTTGTAACTCTTTATCCGATTTGCGACTACTGAATTGTTTAATCAGATCAAACCAATTTATTAACTGTCTGTGTGGTACGCGTAGTAATACCGGGGCAAATGCTAACAATATATCTTGCATTGATATGCTATATTTTTGCAAATCGCCAGCATCATCTATTTTTGCAAATTGAAATCCGTCAGTTAGAATGCTGGGTATTTTTTGCATTATGTTTCTAAAAAACTGGTCTAATAAGCGGAATTTTATAATGTTGGCTCCAACCGTTGGTTTATGCATCATAAGAATAAATAAATATATCATTCTTCCAACGTGATTATACGCTTTATGGTCAAGCCGTTTAACACGTTCAGAATACGCATTAATATTGTCTTCTAACAATGTTTCTAATGGTGTCATCACAACAGTTTTGTCTGAACCGTCAAGTTTAACCGCAGTGGTTTTTTCAGGTGAACCGGTTAAAGTTAACCGGTTAAACCCATTGCTTAGAACTCCGTCTTTGCAAAATATTGTTTCAAACGGAGCAATTAAACCCTCACCAGTAATGTCAAAGCTTTTATTTTGCGTAATCGGTATTATAATCTCTAAACAGTGGTCAACTACTGCATCAGGGTCGTTGTTAAATTTTGCCACTAACTGCACGCGAATATCCGTATTGTATTCATTATCCCCCAATGCATCTATTTTGGCTTGGGTTAAGTACATAAATGCAACTAAATGTAGTTTTCCTATTATTTGTTCCCTAAATCCAAACATATCTGTCACATTAACTGCATTTTCATCCATTGATATTTTATACTCGCTTATATCAAAATCTGTTGCATTTGGCAATAAAGCGGTTAAATCTAAGGTTCCAATGGCGCCTGCACATTTACTAAAAACGGCGCTTAATAACTCACCGTAAATTGGATGTATATCGGCGTTCTGGGTTAATCGGATAAAAGAATCCATTTGTCTATCAATCCGATCAGTGATTTCAATCTTACCAGTGTTTGGGTCTTTTTTTTCTTCACCAATTTTTACTGCATTTTCCAAATTATATACCCTTGCTTTTTCAACGAGTGCGTCATTCACTGCATTCGCCGCATTAAATATCTTTTCACTTTCAGATGGTTCAATAATATAAGACGGGCGGAGCATTTTTATGTCTATATCGCCGGTAGGATCAACTACGGTGTGTAAATCGGGGACGCCAAGCGGCTGGTAATAATCATTTAGTATTTCATAGCAAATTCCTCCCGCAAATATTGGTTTTAGTATATCAGTTACTTGTATACTAATATTTACATCATTTGATACCGGACGATATATATCTACCACATCCGCGGGTTCCAGTGTATTTTCTGTTGTATTGAGATCATACTTTGGATTACCGGTAGCTATATCCCCTTTAATCGTAACTAGTCCAGTTGCTGTGTAATTTACGTTCCAATCAATTTCTGCTATACATCTCGTTAATGCTTCTAAACCAGGGTATATATTTTTTACCCAGGTTCTTCGCCATCGTTGAATAGTATAACGAAAATTTGCATCCGTTAAATTCGGATTAATTCCGCCATATTTAACATTGTCGTTTGTAGACTTATTGGTTAGTGTTAATCCTTTATTTGTTCGTTTGGTTCGGTATAAACCTTTATTGTGAGACCGTTTATTAGTATATAATGGCATTTATAAGTTATAGTGATATTATTTACACAGTTTACCCCCTAATAAAATTGTATTGATTTTACATCAAAATAGCTTAAAATTATAACGTTATTAATATTATAACAATGCAGACGAAGGTTGATGCTGATTATTCTAATACGGTATTTTATAAGATTTCTTGCAAAGATACCGCCATTACCGATGTGTATATCGGTTATACCACCAATTTTGTTCAGAGAAAAACCGCTCATAAACAAGGATGTAATAACCCCAAATCTGCCAACTATAAAATGAAAGTACACGATGTTATCAGACAGAACGGCGGTTGGGAAAACTGGCGTTTTGACATCATCGCTTACCACGAATGTGTAGACCAACAAGAAGCTTTTGTAAAAGAACAAGAGTATGTGAATTCCTACAATGCTACGTTAATTTAATAATAATATCAAACAGTTTAAACCTAATTCATTATATATTATCACAATGCAGTGTATTACAATGCAACCAGTTGTGTCGGACTATTCCAATACTATTTTTTACAAGATTTTCTGCAAAGACGCCGCTATTACCGATTTGTATATCGGACATACCATCAACTTTGTTCAAAGAAAAACCAAACATAAACACGGATGCAATAATCCCAGCGCTGCTACATATAAGCAGAAATTGTATAATTTTATTAGACAGAACGGTGGTTGGGACAATTGGCGAATGGACATCATTGCTTATCACGATTGCAAAGACAAGCGTGATGCTCTGGCAAAGGAACAAGAATATTTTATTTTATACAATGCTACATTGAATAGCATAGAACCTATGCCGGCACCAACTTGTCGCAAGAGATCAACGTTACCTGTAAATAAAAATGATGTGAAATATAATCACACAAGCAATCCAATTCGTACTTTTAGCAAAGCATTTGTTTGTGAAAAGTGCAACTTTGAATGCAGCAAGAAAAGCAACTTTGATATACATTTATTAACAATGAAACACAATACCGTTAATAATGTAGTAAGGAACTTCTCTACTAATTATATTGGATTTAACACTTGCGTATGCGGGAACTCATATAAACATAGACAAAGCCTGCATACGCATAAAAAAACGTGTAAAGCAATCAATTGCAATGACGAATATGATAGAGACATTATCCAAACACATATTCCATACAGCCCACCGCCGTTAGACCAATTCGCAGATGCATCGCTAGTATTAAATATGATAAAACATAACCAAGAATTCAAAGAACTTATGATGGATCAATCTAAACAGTTTGCTGAACAACAAACCCAAATATTACAAGCAATTCGAGATAGCATTAGTAATAACAACAAATAAATTTAATAATTATGATTTTATATTCCCACAATATGGGATCTTTTACTATACTACTCTTTCACTTTCTATAAAAGTCCAGAAAAGAAATGGCATCGCTGGCCGAAAATGGACAAAAATAAATGTCCATTTTTCAAAAGGGTCAAGGGACTTTGTGAAAATGACCCTCGTAAAAACACATTGTGAGCATAATGCTGTAATTTCAAATTTTTTGATGAAAAACGTCACTGCGTACTTTTTTTAAGTATTTTGCGGGCGAATGGTTTATGGGATTTTAGGTTGTTGGGAGAATACAACTGTTGTGCAACGCCCCATTATCCCTCCCACATTAATGGGATACTATTACTCTATTACTTTATCACTCTTTACACCTTTTCTCATTTCAAATGCCCAAATAGAAATATAAAGAGTTTTTACATTAATATTACAATGAATAATATAGATAATTTGTTTACAAAACTTCCATACGAATTGAAAGATTATATATTTAGTTATGACGGGCGCATCAAGTATAAATATAGAATAAAGAATAGTGTTGATTACCATAAATTTGTAAATGTAATCCATAAACGCGATGAAAGATACAATATAATTGCACCGATTATCAATAAGAAAATACATATTATGAAAGATACTGAGATATCTTCAAATAAATTGGGTTTTGAGTTTGCGTTCTGTTTTGATAAACAACCTTGTATGCTATTACGCTATGAAAATAACCGGTCTATTCCAAATATTTTTTCTATAAGTTATGTAAACATGAAGGAAGCACGAGCAATAATGATTAGTGATATAATAAGAACAATTTATAATTGAGCGGTTTCAATGAGAAAAGGTGTAAAAAGTCTAGAAAAGAAACGGCATCGCTCGCCGAAAACGGACAAAAATAAATGTCCATTTTTCAAAAGGGTCAAGGGACTTTGTGCAAATGGGGTCTCTAAAAACACGTTGTGAGCATAATGATGTGAATTCGGACTTTTCGTTAAAAATGTTGGCTGCATACTGTTTAAGTGTTTTGTGTTGAAAAGGATTTAGAGGATTGTCTCTGGATAGGATATACAACAAATTACAACCGCGAAATGTCCTTAAAAATCCCTCCGATATATACTTGTAAAAAATGTGACTATAACACACACAATAAAAAGGATTACAATAAACACTTGCTTACCAAAAAGCACAATACAACAATTACAACCGAAATATCCAAACCGCAACCAATTAGTGTATGGCATTCGTGTGGCTGCGGTAAACAGTATAACCATCGTGCGTCTTTGTGGAACCATAAGAAACGTTGTGAAGTACAGTCTAGTGTGGGTGGCGATAATGATGTCTTTGCCCCACAGCCATTGCAACAACTAGTAGATGCATCGCTAGTACTGGAATTACTAAAACAGAACCAAGAGTTCAAGGAACTTATGTTGGAACAATCGAAACAAATGGCGGAACAACAGAACCAACTGTTAGAAGCAGTCAAGGATGGCAAGATTGGCAATACCACCAATAATACGAATACAAACTGTAATAACAAGTTCAATCTCAACGTGTTTCTAAATGAAACATGTAAAGATGCGATTACAATGGACGATTTTATCAATTCATTTGAAGTGACCCGCGAAGATTTCCTTCATACAGGACGGGTAGGGTTTGTGGAAGGCATATCAACTGTGATGACCCACCGATTTCGTGATATGGATATGCATACGAGACCGCTCCATTGCACCGATCTGAAACGTGAAACCATCTACATCAAGAACGCGGACAAATGGGAAAAGGACGATGCCGACAAGACGTATATGCGGAAAGCCGTGAGAGGTGTTGCTAGGAAGAATATGAAAGAGCTGTGGAAATGGTTTCAAGATAGCAAACCGGAAGTGGAACAGATCGGAACAGAAGAATGCGAGAACTACTTTCAGTATCACAAGGCGGCATTGGGAGGGTATGGCAAAGAAGAAGACCTGAAATTTGAAGAGAAAATCATTAAGAATGTTCTCAAAGAGGTGCAGGTAGATAAGAACGCAGTGATTGTTGCCTGAACTGAACTGCATACATCGTAGTTCATTTCATAATATAGATTATTTTCAAGAGCATTGAGAACCTTGACAATAATGAAAAAGCCCTAAAAGGCTTACATTTCCAGTGTTATATTGATATGCAAGTCACTGCGGGATTTGATATCATATACATCTTTTACATTTATTCGGGATATACCCATATTCGCAAATACCAACGTTTGTTTAGCAGCCAACTTTAACTGCGATGGGACGACTGGCACAGTACGCCGCAAGCCAACGTTTATAGGGAGAACATCTCGCCCCCATATATCGCTTATTTTATACGAAACATTCATCTTGACGTTATTCATCTCGTCAATCTCTATATTGTCTGGCAATACTGGATTGCAGTTTATGTATATATCATTTCCAGAGTTGTCATATACCAACTCATTGTGCCATAGAGGCACGATGTAGGTTTGTTTATTTACGGTCAGTTTATATAAATTATTATCAAACAAGTCTTCCAATGTGGGGTTTAATATAATACACTCATCGCCAGTTATGCGGTCACTGATAATCGTTTCTAGTTTCTGTATAATGCCTTCCCCCAAATGCATTGACTTGCCATATTTCTTTACTATATCATATATTTTAATTAGCATTTGACGGTCTAATTTCTTTAAGGTGTCTATCGCCTTCGCCTCACAGACGCCTGATATGCGATTTAAAATAATATAGAATATTTGACTATGTGTTTCTCCGACCACAATGTTCTGTATAAACGATGACAATAAATCCTTATATTTGCCCACTTTTTCATATACAAAGTCAGCTTCCGCTGTATCATCATCGTCGTTAAACATATTATCGCCCATATACCCATCACAATTCAATAGATATTCGTATGCCTCGTGTACTTTTTGAAAGTGGTAAGTTGCGTCCTCTGACCGGTTCTTGTCCGGATGATACAATAATGCTTTGCTCCGATATTGTCGTTTTAACTTAGACGGACAGATTTGCTCGTCGGATGCAATATCTAATAATTCGCACGCAGTTTTATAATTCATCAAATTTATGCACCTTGATAGTTATATATAACATCATACTCTCTAAATGGTATATGGGTCTATAGTTGTTGTTGAAATATTTCAGAAACGAATACGTCTTGGTTAAAATATCGGAAACATCCACATTGGATAATTTGCCGGTTTCTATAAAATATTTGATGATATACAATAAGCAATCGTGTACCTCCAAGTTGTACGTTAGCATATCATATAATATATCGCGGAAGTTGGTCAATGCGGCATTGTTGATGTTCTCAATCTCGCGAATTATATTATCACATATTAGATTAAACACATCATCTGGTAGTTCGTTTGGACTGGACAATAATGGGAATGACCGCATTTCTTTTAAGTTTAATATTCCATTGCAATTAATATTGCGTATTACATTGGCACTATTTCCCCGCATCGCAAAACGAGTGGTTTCAGTTGGCTTAACTGCGTCGTTTATGCGATTTATAAAATCGTGTGGTGAAGACCCGATTGATTGCATATGCTGAGTGTAGTTGATTAATTCCAGATATTTATCGGTACTTGGCCGTTTTACGCGTATTACATTGCACGCATTTACAATTTTGGATGGTATGAAACTAATGCTTTCGGTCAATATAATGTACTTTATTCGTATGGCATAAGCATTAGTATTGTATTGTTGCATATAACTGTAAAATATTTCTAGTATATCGGTGCTAACTTTGCTGAAATTTTTACACACGATTATGCCGACCTTTTCGCTCTTGACAGATACGATGTCTACAATTTGAAGAAAAATGTCGTGCCACAATGTCTTTGAATTGCACCCCAACAAGGACATATCTATTTCATAATGTACGTCGCTTATACGAAACGTGTATTGGGATTTGTCAGTTTGAACGGTGAGTTTCTTATCATATTTCAGTTCGCTATTACTGTATCTTTTTAATAGACTGAGGCATTGCGAATATTTGCCTACCCCCGCTGCCCCATACATTATTATGTTCTCAAAATTCATTACCTGCTTTGGTAATGAATTATATATAGGTAACAGTTCTGGATGCAAGTTGTATAATCCAACGGAGGTCAGATACTCGTCGTAAGAAGTCTCATAATATTTCATTTACTTGTCAATATAATGAGAACACGCCACGTATTGTTTATACGGTTTTATAATTAACTATATGTTTGGTCATCCGCATTTAGGGGCGTGGGTATAGACTATCTATCATATTAGCTACTATGCGAGGGTCGATTATTTGATCACACATTATGTCGGTGGTTAATATACCATCTCTGCGCTGGTGCGTACCATTTCCTATATATCGCCAGTTCTTCTTATATGACATTATATCACTTGGACTGCAAATGGCGATTATTGGAAAAAGTCCAAAATATGAGAATTGTTTTAATACTGTTTCCATTATCATTCGCTCTAACATTCGCCGGAATATTTCATATTCAGGGTCTTTATCTAGGAACGATTTTAACAATGGATTTGTTTCAAATTCTTGAAATGCTTCACTAGTTTCTAACTTGCTGGATTCAATCATTGCATTAGTTAGTAGTAATATTGATTTTTTAAATTTGATTAAAAAATCGTCGCATCTCTCAGATGTTACGTGCGTATCATTGTGCATCATTGATTTAGTCGCGTGGTCATATTGTATATCACCAAATGGAGATGCTCTTAACATTTTGCTCTGTTTATGATTTAGTTCTTCTTTAATAAAGAAATATTGTGCATAATAGTACAGTTTTTCGCCTAACATATGTAAGTCGCTCTGATGTACAAAACGGACAGGGAACCGTGTCTCCGCATTCGCCGGCAATTCGCCGTTAATGTCAAACAACACGTCAAAATACTTAATACTTTTCTTAAAGTCACCAAAATCAAGGTCTAATATTGGAATATATCCACTATCGCGAGGTTTTAAACTTAACTTAACAAGGTCTTTATATACAAGTGACTGAACAGTTGACGACGGCGCAAGAAGTTTCATTTCATAACCCTTGCTTTTATTTATGACTTGAGCTAAAATGTGCTGAACGAGAGCACCAATATGCATTGCCAGATTATTTGCGTGTTCAGGAACATATAGAATTTTTGTGGTTGGTATAATCTTAAAGTCTAAATCGTTTACGGGGACCTTTATGTGATTGCTAGTTAGTTGCGAGAGCATTAATGCGACTGATAATCCACCTTTGGATATTATCGCATAATCTTGTTTTGTGGATTGCATTTTTGAGGATATTATTCCTAAAATAATCAGTGTACTGCATATCACGTTGCATCTTTCATTCCAATCGTCAGTTTGTTTTTGTTTGTCGTCTGAAAAAACCATCATGCCGTTTCTCATAACGCCTGTTGGACTAACAATTAATTCAAGAGGCTTATTTTCAAATGCGGGTAACAAGCCGACAACTTCATCACAAATGGATGGACGTTTTAACATTTCAATGATATTTTGTATTTCTTCTGGTGTAAATAAATTATCCCAAAATGGAGACGGTGAATATGAGGTGGGAACATACGGTGACGGCACTGCAATAGTGACATTTAGTGCTAGTGGGTTGTTTTCATCTCGTATAAAATCCTTTTGCCAAGCAGATCTCTCTTTACCTGCATCAATGCGTTCCGATATTACAGATTGCGAAAATTGTTTAATGTATTGTTTATACAGTTCATCAGCACGGGGTTGACGTGGTGCATCTGGGTGCATTGGTCCATCTTTGTCTCCACCTCTGTGTCGTTTTGTCTGATTGTTTTTCTTACCTATTTTGTTTTTCTTGTTTCTCCTACTTATCTTATTTCTCCGACGTGTCGGCATTTTCATTATACAATACCATTACAAAAATAATGTCATTGTAAACAAGTAAATGTTCGATTTATTATTATTATAAAACCGTTCTGTTTTTCAACTTAGATAATCGGGCAGCGAGTATTACTTGGTATATTGACAGTCCAACAATTGTCGATGATAATGCAAACACGATTAGTGCTGGTATGGGCTGGTCGGCCACACTTACATTAAAGTTCGTATATTTTGCAGTAATCAGCCATAATAGAAGTCCAGTTATTACAAAAATTGCAATTCCGTATGATTTAAATGTATCAAAGTAGCCTTGTTCCTCTATGGGTAGTTCTATTGGAGTACCGATCTTATTGTTGTATTTTTTCTGTAAGGTAGTGACCATTAACATTATAATAATTAATGCTGCCACGTTCATTCCGCAAGTGAGCAACAATGATATTATTGCAAAAATGGTCATCGGGGTATTAGTTAGGGCATTCGCCATATTGGACATCTCGCTGCCAAGAAATAAGGTGAATGCGGAATGAACTATCGTTAAAGTTCCCAACGCAACCACCCCCGACATCTTTCTAAACATGTATGCAAAACATATTACATATAATACAAAAAAGGCAGCGTAATTTAAACCGTTAGTTGACATCTTATACACTTTCTGAATATTTTATGGCATTGGCAAATTGTATGTTTTGCACAACCATTCAATCAGTACGTTCTCATCACATCCCAAATATCCTTCCGAGAACTTCTTAATATTCAAGAATTGCGGGGATTTCATATCGGGTCGTTTATAATATACATATGCCCCGAACTTGCCCTTACGAACACTCATCGTATCGTTTAATTTTCGGAGAACATTCGCATCTGCACTGGTTTCCGTTTGTTTCTTTTTATCTAGAAGGTGAGCAACATCATCCATACCGATTTCGTCAAATTGTTTTTTCACGTCTTTGATTGTTTCGCTACGGTCGCCACACTCAATATACATCCCATATCTACCATTCTTTAACATTACGTCAGTGTTCTCGTATGTGCCGATTTTCTTCTCCTTTATCTCACATAATTCATCCACAGTGTATTGTCCAATCGTTAACTTGCCAATGTCTATATTGATGTCTTTTCTTACAGAGATAAATTCAATGTTCTCCTCATCTATTGTTTTTCTTATTACTGGACCATACTTATCAAATGTAAATGTGTGGAGGTCGTCCAACTTGTACGTCTGCTTTGCTATTTTTTCTACTGGTTTGGACAAGGCAGCGATTTCATCGTAACAATCTTTGCATATGCTGGTTATGCCAGACATTTCTCCGTGCGATATCAAATCCAATTCACTTTCCATCATCTTTGTATACTCATAGGAGAACAGACGATCATAATATTTTATTAAGAAATCAATGGTTACTACACCAATGGGTTCTATTACTAATTTATTCGTCTCATTACCAAATGTCTTCTCAGCAACGTTGGTTTTGATTGTTTTATCAATAAGTACATGTTCTCTACATTCTGTTTTAACACCCTCAATATCTTTTCGTTTTACATATCCGCGGTCTTGTATCGTATCTACAATGCTAGCGAAGGTGGATGGTCGTCCTATACCCAATTCTTCTAATTTTTGGATTAAACTGGCTTCGGTATAGTGACGATGCTTGCTATGAACTACTACCGAACTTTCAATCTTTTTATATTCAACCGGTTTACTTGATATGGTTTTCAAGTACATAATCTGCCCGACGGGTGCATTCTGGTCAGCTGCGTCTAATGGGTTGTCATTCACTATTTTCCACCCTAGAAATATGGGCGTTTCAATTGTATTCAAATACTTATGGTTGCTTGGGGCACTTATTTCTATCTTCGTGGTTTGCATTTTTGCGTCCGCCATACAACTTTCAAGCGTGTTTCTCCATATCAATTTATATATTGCCACTAATCGCTTGTCCTCCGATGGCACCGCCCGGTTCGCCAGTTGCGTTACACGTATTGCTTCGTGGGGATTACTGATGTCCTTATTCGCCAACTTGCTGGGTTCTCCGATATATGCGGATGAACCATATTGCTC